ATCCTGTGGCGTATCTGTAGATAAGGCTGTTACGGATGCGAGCAATCTGAGTTGTTGAGGTGATAGAACTTGGTGTTGCATAAGACCCGTCAAGGTTAGTAAAGCCATTTGCTGCGAGATAGTTAGATCTGTGATCCGCATCGGCATATGAGACATCCCCGTCCTTTTCCTCGTACATCTGACCAAGTGCGCTGTTAGCGATCTGGTCTGTCAATGTCTGAGACTTAGCAGAGGCACTAGCTGCAAGGGCAATCATTGTGTAAAACCCTGAGTCCACCTCACCAATGTAAGACTCAGCATTAGCCCAAGTTACATCGGCTGGGTATGTATCCCATGTAACAGTCGGTGTGACCTCTGCCCAAGTAAGATTAAGAGCTTGACCTAAAATGGCTGCAATCTGTGCGCCATCTAAGCCTTCTGCTAAAGCTGTGTTATAGACAGCCTTTGTCAATTTAGCCAGTGAGCCAATGCCTAAGATTTTGCCTGTGGTTATGTAACCAGTTTCTTCTGGACTACGCACACCAATGTTGAAGTCTGACACTTCTCCACCGAATACAGTGACATAAGTTCCAGAGCTATTCTTTAGATCTAAGGTGATTGGCTCTGTGACATTGATGGTAAAAGGTGAGTTATCTGTGTTGATGATCTCTACTTGGCAGTAACCCGCAGTGGCTTGGCGATCAATGTCTAAGCGACCAGAAGCGAACGACACAGAGGTGACAGTCGTATAGACATCATCACCTACTGTTACGCGCCATTCTGGAAGCCATGTCATCCTACTGTTAGCGTTCCTCTGTCTCGTGCTTCACGCAATACTTGGTCAATAGCCTCTGCAATAGCGTTAGGATCTCCCACGCCTGTGTTCACTACGATGGTAGCACCTGCGCCATAACTTGCTGCGGCTTGAGCTGCATAACGAGAACCTGATAGTGCATTGGAAAGAGGCAATCCTTGAGCCATTCCGCTAGTCAAAGATTGACCAGCAATCCCACTCATGTTGATCTGGCTAAGAAATGCAGCGTATTCCTGCTCAGCTCGTGCTTGGTAGTTAGCACCCAAGACAGCACCCGGCAAAGTTGCGCCTTCGTTCATAGCATCATAAAAAGAATCTTGTACGCTTTTAGATGCAAACGCAACAGTTTCATTGACTAACTTAAATATAGTAGGGTTTTCTTTTGTAAAATCTGTCGTGTTTTTTGGAATTGTATAAACAGCTGCACCATCAGTTGCGCCTGCCGCTGCTGCTGCCGCTTTTTCTGCTGCGGTTGGAGTAGTGCCAGTCTTGCTGCCTTGCAGCTTGTTTAACTCAATCATCTTTGCAATAGCAGCATCTAGGTTGCCTAAATTGATAAGATCCTTTGGACTAAGACTTTCAAGAATTGTCTTGATATCTTTCATCTTGAGATCTTGCATAATCAAGCTACCAAGAATCTTATTGTCTGCATTAAGTTTATTGGTTGCAGCAATAATGGCTGCTTCATCCTTTGAAGCAATAGCATCTTCTAGCTCAAGGATTGAACGCTTTACATTGAGGCGAGCAGTGTCATTAGTAATCTGTAATAGTTGAGCAGAACTGGTTGCTTTGCCTAACTGTTCAGCCTGATTAGTAAGGGCTGCTGCAACTTGAATCTTATCTAAGTCAAAGACTTCGCTACTCTTACCGAGAGCAATGTTAGCCTTATCGATAAGCAAAGCAAGTTTCTTATCTCTAAGAGTTTTAGCTTCTGCTGCCTGTTGCTTTTTCTTGATGGCTAATAATTCAGCAGCGCGCTTCTTGGCATCTGACTCTGCCTTAGCTAGTGCATCTGCATTCTTTTGAGCATCGGCATAGAAAGGCTTGCCATTGAATGCCGCTCTGGGAGCATTGGCTCCCGATTGTGGCTTTTTATTAAAGAAGCCAGAAGGATCACCTTCGATAATAAGATCAACAAAAGGATCTGTTACTTTAACAAATCTTGCCACAATGTCGGCAAGACCTTTTATAGGCGCGTTAATCGCTGTTGCAAGCTCTGTCACGCTTCTAGTAAATTCTGCTGCGTTGTAGGCTGCTGTAAGCATGTCATCTGCTAAAGCACTTACATCGGTATTGCCACTTAGAAGCAGTAAAGAATCAACTAAGCCGCCGCCAATAATTTCAGAGGCTTGCTCGGATGCAATAGCAAGTTTGTTTATCTGCCCTGTGTAAGAATTAGCAGCAGCTTCTCCTTGACCACCAAAAAGTTCAGTGATTCTTTTTTGGATTGTCTCGAAATCAGCACTGTTAAGTTCTGCTGCTGTAAGACCTAAATTGAGACTCTTAAGACCTTTAGCGTTGCCAAGATAAGCCTGTGATAATTTTTCAGCTACGCTACTTGCATCGACTCCAGTAGCTGCCGAGACATCAAGGGCAAGATTTAGAAGCTCTTGGCTTTTAGTAAGTGAGCCTGTAGTCTGCAACAGCGTTAAAAGGGCTGGCTGAAGTTGATCTCGATTTACACCCGTTGCAAGTTCTACCTTGTCGATGTAACGATCAATCTCTGGAGCAGCAAAAGCCAGACCCAAGTTAGTTACTGCAACTCTTAAGCGGGTTGCTTCTAACTCAGAATCTGCAAAAGCCTTAACAGACTTCTTGCCAAAAGCAACTATCTGTGCAGCACCAAAAGCCACACCAAGAGATCCAGCTAACTTTTTCGCAGAGCTAGATAACTTGCCTAATGCAGTTTCGGCTTGCTTAAAACCCTTAGCATCTAACTTGGAGCCTATATTAATATCTGGCACTAGGCTGCCTTCCTAAAAGTAGTGGATTTAGATCGTTCCATAAATAAACGCTCTGCCTTGTCAATGGCTTTTATAGCTGCGCCATAAGCCTTGCCTTGATCCTGTGCCCATGCTTTGTAAATTAAACGACCTCGACCCTTAAGGCTTGGAGTTAATTCTGGAAGGTTCTCGATAAATTGAGCACCTGCGCGAGGGTTAATTGAACGACTGACTTTTTTAGATGTGCCACCCGCTTTAGGGCCAACCCACTGCTGACCTGCTGGATTAGCGCGACCAGCAGTTTCATAAATAGCACCCGCAAAAGATCTGTTAAATATCTTTGCATTAGAAGTAAAACCAGACCGAGTAGCCCTGCCGGGCTTAGTACTAAAACCTATACCAGATCTGATTTGCTTTGAGTTGTATGTAGGAAAACTTCCCTCATTGAATGAACGGGGAGCCCAGCCAGACATCGGAGAATCATTTGGCACAAAGCCTCTAGCCTTTTTAACGATAGGACTAAGTGCTAAGCGTAGCTCGATGTCTAGTTGCTTGCTAAGGTCTGGAGCAAACTGTCGGATGGCTTTGCGAGTTTCTTTAACGCCTTCTATTTTTACTTGCATCGCTCACCTCTTTCGCTTCATCCTTGAGCCCCTGCACTAATGCATCGAGCATATTCTTATCTAAATCCAACAACTGCTGTGGCGCGATCCCTAACCTAATGCTTAGCCTAGCAATTAGGTAGGTGAACGGAAGATCGCGCTTTAAGCTAAAGGGTCAGAGTCCTCAACCGAAACAGACTTTAGTGTCTCGATAAACTCAATCCCAAAAGGCTTAACAGTTTCACCTGACCTGCGTGTTACTTCCCATGCTAACCAATAGACATCGCTCTGCTTTTCTTCATCGCGAAACGCCTTATGGAAGCCCTTTTTAGCGTACTGCTCAAATGAGTACTCCACTGCTGGAGTGATCTCACCTTCTAGTACGCTTCCATCTATACGAACGATCTTTAGTTTTGCCATGGTTTGCCCCTTTGTTAGTTTTTTAGAATGTGCCTGTTGATGCTACTGCAACTGTTGAGTTAGCAGTGAATGTGATTGACTGTGTAGCCATATCACCTACAGCACCATTGATGTCTGTAGTGTTATTGACTAGCAATGAAACAGTGTAAAGAGGGTTAGTAGCAGAGACTGCTGTTCCCTTTTCTTGTAGGAATACACATGTGACTGTGGTTCCCCATGCTGCCTGTAGTGTTGCCAATACATTCGCAGATGCTGTGTCGTTTAGGAAGTCGATTGTTACAGTCGATGCTTCTAAGCCCTTAACGAACTTATGTGAAGAATCGCCCATCGCTGTGACTTCCAATTCGTCAAATGTGCGATTCAAAGTAATGCTTGTGACATGGTCAGAAAGATCAACAGTGTTAATCTTCACGCCGACCTTGTTATTTAGAAATACAGCCATGAGATTATTCCTCGTCTTTCTTTGTAGGTGCTGGCTTTGGTGATGATGGTGCTACCTGCCCGATCTTGATCAGGAAGGCTTCGTTTTCTTTTTCCCACTCGGACATTTTAGCTCCAACTCGTAAGGATTGATACGGACATCTCGCAGCTTAAAAGGTCTCCCGATGCAGCATTGAGAATACTAGGTGCGCTGATTGCGCTTACATTATAGGTCAAAGATGATGCAGCAAGCTTTGCGAACACACCGCAAACTGTATCTTCAATCCCATTAAGGTTGCCTTCGTTATCGAATAAAGGCACAGTCATAACAATCTTAAAATTAGCCATCGGGCTAACGGTGATGTGTTGATTATTGCTCGGTGTTAAATAAGGATCATCTGGAGAAACAATTACAGAATTAGCAAGGACTGTTGCAGGTGGAAAAGCAAAGGTCTGCCACTTAGCGTTATCGACTAACGCGGTTGCTAATGTGGTTCTAAGAGT